CCGAAAAAATGTTTTAAGTATTCTTTACGTCCGCTATCTGTCATGGTCATCACTCCCACAAGTCAAATACTCTATCGACGTAAAACTTCGCCTTTGCTAAATCCTCATGACCATTCTTTAACGGTGCTCTAGACAAGTATTTGATTGCATTACCTATTGCGAATGCTAATTGTGGTGGATACTGTGCCGTAACTTGTTCGATGAAATCTATAATTTCAATGTCGCCGTATGTGTAATGCGCAGGTTGTTTAACATTGTCTTGTGTTTCATTCATATCTACTTTTCTGTTACTGATTATGCTCATTATGCTTCACTCCATTTCTTGAACATTTGGTTATAAGTGACATCGAACCAGTACGGATCACGTGAATGTTTTTGAGGTACATTAAACAAATGTGGCTTCTTTCTTCTTAGCTCAGCTTCTTTCTTTCGCTGTCTTTCCAATTTACGTTCTTTGCTCTCTCGCTCCATGATTTTGGATAACACAATTTCTTTATACTCAGCTAAGCGCATACCATAAGGTGCATGTAAGGCTTCTAACAACGCCCAGCCACCTCGTACTCTTTTTGCAACCATTCCTGGAGTTAAACCATTCTTTTTTATCAATTCATTTTCATGTTCGGTAAATTTATATGGTTTACCGTTAATCTTTACGATACTCATTTATTCCACCTCTACATTTACATTTCTAATTTTTAAATTGTCATACTCTAGTAATTCGTCTGGATTGTTATATAAGTAATCTGCCAGCGCTTCTTTTTCGATATCCACATCATCAAAATACTGATATTCAACTTCTGTAGGTATCCTTATATCAATCGTTGCGTTTATATATGCTTGCTGTTGCATTAGATCACTTCCTCAACTTCTATGTTGATATGGTCCGCATATTCATCTAAAACAATACAAGTGTCAATAATTTCACCTGTTTCCCAATCCCTATCATGCTTTACAACAAAATATCGAGAGATGTTAAACTTCTCTTCTAATTCCTTTATTGTCATAATCTATCCTCCTAATCCTTCATATAAAACGGAGAAGTAAATCCGTCACTATTCAAATTCAATCCTTTTGCCCAATCGACAGGCTTATTCATGATAGTTTCGATTTCCTTAAGTCCATTTGAACCTCTAGGTATTTCTACAATTACTTCATCATGGACATGTCCAACTATTTTAAAACCTGATGCTTCAAGCCTAGCTATAGAAATCGCAAGTAAATCCCTTGCAGTTGCTTGAACAATATTCTCGACTAACTTCCCACCATATGTTTTTAACTTTGACCATTTACGGTTAAGATCTAAGCCCATAAATTCAACAACTTGACTACCCCAACTATTTTCACCAACTGAAGCTTTTGGATAAGCTAAAGCTCTTCCACTAGGTAGTTCAATCATTAGAAAGCCTTTTTTCATGTAAAATCTAAGTCCATGTGTATGATGCGTCTTTCGGGATTTTACAGTATTAATTGCAGCCTCTTGGCAAGCCTTCCAAAAATTAACTATGTTAGGATTTGCGTTACGCCAACTATCAACTAAACCTTGTAACTCGTTTTCTTCAATGCCCATTTCCAATGCACCCATTGCTTTTAAAGCTCCAGCGCCACCTTGATAGCCTAAAGCTAATTCGGACACTTTTCCTTTTTGTCTGAGAGGGTCGCCTTTAGTTATGCTTTCTACCGGTACATTAAACATTTGAGAAGCCGATGCTTCATATATCTTTCCGTGTGTGTTGAATACATCTAAACGCCATTGTTCTTTTGCATACCATGCTATGACTCTTGCCTCTATTGCAGAAAAATCACTTACTGCTAGTTCATTACCTTCTTCAGCAGTAAATGTCGTCCTAACTAATTGACTTAATAAGTCTTGAGGATGAACATTGAGTAATAAATCTAAATCATCAAAACGTTGTTCTTTAATAAGATCTCTTGCTATTTCTAATTCAGTATCTGAAATATAATGCTTTGTTAAATTCTGAAGTTGTACGCCTCTACCTGCCCATCTTCCAGTACCGGCACCGTAAAATTGAAACAGACCTCTTACCCGTTCATCACTGCACATCATGTCATGCATTTTGTTGTATTTTTTCACACTGGTTTTAGACATTTGCAATCTAATTTCTAGCATTTTTTTAGCTTTTCCTGTGGCTTCTTTTAAGTAATCCTGAACCGTTTTCTTTTGTAAATTAGGTATATCTAATCCTTGTTCATCCTTTAACCAAGCCAATAACTGTGTAGGACTATTAGGATTTTCTAAACCTGTTATATGTTTAGCTTGTTTAAGCAATTCTTCTTTACTCTGCTTATCGAGCACATTAGCTCCTAACATCAATGATTTAGAAAGCTTAATACCTCTGTCGTTTATATGTTGGTCAAAAACCCAATATGCTTGTTCAATTGCAGTTACTGGAAAGTCTTTAATTTTATGAGCAATCGTCATTTCTACTTCTACATCTCGAATACAGTAATCTATAAATTGTTGCCATTTTTCAAGATCATGTTCAGGCAAGTTTCTTGTTCTTCCTCCATTAACTTTTGTTGGCTTACAAGGTATAGAGAAATAACGAATTAAATTTTTACCTGCTTTATCTTTTTGGTTTTGTAGTCTTAAAACTTCTCCAACTTTATCAAGCGAAGCAGGTAAGCCAATACGCATTGAATTAACCATTGTGCAAATCCATTCTTCAGGTGGCATCTGTTTATTAAAATGTTTAGCAAGACAAGTTCTTTCGAAATTAGCATTGAATGCATACTTTTTTACAGCAGGGTCAAATAGAGCAATTTTAAACGTCTCATAATCAGCGTGGAAAGGCTCATTATCTACTTTAGTCATGTCAATCGCACTAATCGCTCCACCATCTATTGAATAAGCTATAATTAAGATTTCGAAATCTTCAGCTTCTGTATATTTATAGGCGCCACATTTCGAAATATCGTTACTGCTATATGTTTCAATATCTATATTCATAAATTTCAAATTCTTGACACCTCAATTTCTTTAAAATTAAAGTGGGGCTAAAAACCCCACCTATTGACTTATAAGAAATCCTCATCATCAGTGTCTAATTCATCGAAATCATCTTCTGCTGCACTTGCACCGCCAAGAGGTTCTCCTTTTTCTACAAGTTGAATGTTGTTCAATCCAACTGCGATACCCTTATTGCCATTTGTGTTGAATGGAAATAGATTGATTGAAGCTCTAATATAATCACCACTTACAACAGTTCCAGAATCCGTTAATCTAATTTTGTTTTGGTCAATAATACCAGGTGCTTGTTTGCTTGATGCGTTAATAAAATAAGCGTCTTGATAATTGACATCATCTTCTCTTTCAGTATCTCCATCACGTAATGGAAGTTTCAGATTTGCAGGAACTTTGCCTCCAAACTTACTAACTTTTCCTTCTTCTTTAGCAGCTTCTATAGCTTGTTCAATGGCTTTTATCGTACTTGTATCTGATTTAGGAATGATTAAACTGATTGAATACTTTGCTTCTTGCCCTTCTTGCATACTGTGAGGTTCAAAAATATGTGCATATGATGCTCTTACTTTTCCTGTAATCACTTTAGTTTTATTTAATACTTTTGCTTTCATGTTTATATACCGTCCTTTTTAATTTTTATAGTTTGTCAAAATCATCTTCAGCAGATTGCTTTATAGCTGGTCGTTTATCCGACTCGGTAGCAAGTGTTAATTTACCTTGTGGCTTTTCTATAAAGCCCTCTGTAATTTTAGAAAATGCTTTTTTGCCGATTAATTTTTCTAAATTCGTAATGCTAAGTAACTTGGTTTCTGTAATATCTTCAGGTTTATAACCCGCTTCAACTAACTTTTCAAGCGTTGCATTTGTATCAGTTATCATTCTTCGCGAGCGACCTTCTACAAGCTTCCACCCAGGATAGTTTTTATCATTTTCTTTCGCTTGATCTAACGCATAATGTTCTACTTCATCAGCCCATTTTTTGATATCAGGCAGTTTATATAAAAGTTCTGCAATCTCTTCATCACTTAACAAATGTGGTGGCTTTTGAGGCACATTTTGCATGTATTCTGCACGTGTTCTACATGAATGATTTATCTTACAGAATCTACAATGACTACCTGCTTTAAACTCTCCTCCACCGTTATAAGCAAGTCTGGCTAATGGTTTAACAAAATCGGTTCCCCATTGAAGTAATCTTGATATTGGTAACTCTTCAGTAGAAAAGTTATCTATTCGTGGTTGTATGATAGTCATGCGAACTGTATGAATGTCATACATTAAACTAAGCAGTTCATATGCGCCCAAGCCATATAATCTAAGTTGAGGATTATCTATAGCTGAAACTTCAATGCCTTTACCGTATTTAAGGTCAATAATTTCAAGTACACCACCTGAAAATATAATGACATCACCAGTACCAAAAGATTCAGGGACGTATTTACCTAAATCCAATTTTGTTTCAAATAAAGCTATTACATCGTCATCTCTACTCAAAGCTTCGTTATATTTTTCTTCTACATTAGCTACGTACTCTTCAACATATTCGCGCAACTCTTCACTGTAATATTGATTTCGCTTATAATTTTGAAAAGCTTTATTAAACTCAAACTGTGTTAGGCCTTCATATTTAAGACTGAAATATAACTCACTTAACTCATGAGCGAATGTACCTTCTTCAGCAAAAACTGAACTTTTATCTGCAATACCTTCACTTGCCTTAATACTCGGTGGACAGTTTAGCCATTGTTTTGCTCCACTTGCACTAAGCTTTGCATGAGCTCTATTTGAGTGATCTAGCTTCATGCATTTATTCTCGCATTCATAAAATCAACAATTTTTTCATAATGCTCTTCTTTGATAGTAGATAGCTTATCCGCACCAAGTTCGTTAAGTTTATTTCTAAATTCTTTCTTATCAGAAGTGTCTGCTTTTTTAAGGAACTCTTTTCCTACTGATAAAACATAATCTTTAGTCAAATCAGCAGAAGTTTCCTTAACTTCTTCAATTGATTCCAGTTGAGCTGTTTCTTCTTTTGGCATTGGTGCTTCTTTAACTTTCTCTTGTACAATTGATGAATCTACAGTTGATAGTTCAGTGTTTAACACACGTAAATTCTTATTTAATAGTTTTAATTCTTCAAAAATATCTTCTAATATTGCCATTGATTAACTCCTCCTTAAAATTGGTTAGCTAGACGAATCATTAACTTGATACG